CGCCCCTTCTTGGGTTGATCCTACCAATGCGCTATGGCCTCATGGAAATACTTATACTTGGAAATATAGTAATGGTGTTTGGGGAATCACTAATAATACATTAACTTTAAAAGCCAAATGGACTCCAATTACATATTCTATTACTTTTCATAGCAATCCTCCAACTGAAAATGGTACAGATACAACAACACAGCAAACAGGTTTTGTTTACGATTCTCCTAAACAATTAAATGCAAATACTTGGTCTTTTACTGGATATAATTTTAAAGGATGGAATAAGAATAGTGATGATAGTGGACAATCATATGGTAATTTGGAATCAGTTAAAAATTTAACTACAACTTCTAATGGAATCGTTCATTTATATGCAATTTGGATACCTGAACAGACAAATACTACTTTAAATAAAGCGGAAATTCGAAGAATTGTAAGTACAACGAATACATCAGAATCCTTAAGTGGTGAAGCGATACAATTAATAATAGATTGGACACGTGGAAAGACAGCTACCACATTACATAATGTAACTTATCAACTTGAAGGAGATATAGTTCAGAATGAAACTTCACTAACAACTGGCTCTGAAGCACAAGGTGTAAAAAATATGATTCAAGCTCGAGCTTTTGGAGTGGGTGGATCAGTCACATTAACAATACGAGATTATGGAACACAAACTATAGAGTCAGGTGTTACTCCACTTAAGACAATTACTAAAGAGTTACAAATCCCAACAGGTGGTTATCCAGTTCATATAAATAGTGAAGGTACCGCAATTCAATTTTTTGGTTTGGCAAGTAGTAGTGATAGAGGCGTATATTCTCCTTCTATGACACCTGATGAGATAAATAATTTTTTACAAAATTTAAATCAAAATTTTAGAGGTTCTGTAGATTGGATTGTTGAGCAAAGAGCAAATGGTATGTGGATATATAGAAAATGGGCTAGTGGAATTGCAGAATGCTGGGGAAGATATGCAGCATCAAATGTATCTATTTCAGCCTCATGGGGAACAGAAAAAAATGCTTATTCTACTTCACTTGGTAGTTTAGATTATCCCTTTACCTTTATAGATACGCCGGTATCTCAAATTACAGATGCCTCTAGTTCTGGAAGAGGATGGCTTATTCGTAATTCAGATAGTGAATCTAATTCTTCAACTGGAACTATATATATAATTGCTCCCACGCAATATACAGGAGCTAATGCGATACCAACAGTAATAATTAATATATATGCAATAGGTAGGTGGCAATAATGGCAAATAGTGAAGTTGTAACAAGAGAAGATTTAGCTAATGTATTAAGTGCTTTAGGGGCTAATACCGAATCAAAAATTAAATTTGTATATCCCATAAATGCTTCTTCTAGTGCGGGAACTGCTAATGCTTGGACATACACTGGTTTAAATTTTACAGTTCCCAAGGGTCATATCTATATAGTAGTATTAAGTCAAGGTTACAGTGGAGGAGCTCCTAAAGGAATTGGTTTACATAGTGCAGATACTTTACATCCAACATCTGGAACCTGGGATGGTAGAACCGCACCTGATTTTGCTAGTTATGTAGAAAATGGAGTAGAAAAACTTACTTGTTTATTAGATGGAACCAGCGTTGCACAAACTTTTTACTTATTTACTTATCGTGCAAGCGCACCGACTGTTTCTAATAAATATTATGTTTATGGTTTAGATTTTAATATAAGTGGTTAAAATGAAAGATATAATTATAATAATAACAATTCTTTTCTTACTTATCTCATTAATAACTGGGGTCATTAGCCTATTTTACGCATGGCCCCTCATATATATCTATTTTCAAACGAGGTGATTTAATGAACAGAGGAACAATTATACGTTTAATCCTTGCAATCGCCCTCGCCATTAATGATGGCGCGATTATAATGGGTGTTGCAGAAATTAATGACCCAACTTTTAACCAAATTTATAAATGGCTTTCTCTTATCGCTACATTTGTAATTATTGGTATCAACCATTACTACAATAATGACTACTCCGAAGAAGGCTGTATCGGTACTGGTACGACTCGTCTTCTTAAAGAACAGAAAAAGCTTAAACAAAAAGGTGGCAATATAATCGGAGAAGATTTTGGGGAGGACTTAAATAATGAATTCGAAGGTATATAGACAATATGACTCTCGTTGGGGTTCGCTTGCCTATCCTACTTCCTATTCTCCCGTTTCAAGTGATGGATGTGGTCTTTGCTCAGTAACACACTGTGCAATAGAACTTAGTAAGTATGCAAACTCAACCCCTAAAGATTTCATTTCATTTATGCGTCAATATGCAGTGGCGGGTAATGGTACTCGCTGGGATGGTATTGACGCGGGTTTAAAAAAATTCATAGGAAATTCAAAGCGTTTTTATGATATGAGTTCTTTTTGGACCGAAGTTGGTAAGGGAAATCGTGTAGGAGTAATTTTATTCGGCGCCGGCGCCGGTCCAGATGGAACATTGTGGACTACAGGAGGTCACTATGTTGCATTTACAGGGTATAAGTATGAGAATGGTAAACATTGGTTATATACAAAGGACTCTGGACCGCGTTGTCATGACGGTTGGTATGCGTATGAAACTTCCATGAGGGGTCGCATTAGTATTCTTTGGACAGCAGAAATTCCTAAGACGGGTTGGTACAAAGAAGGTGGATATTGGTATTACTATAAGAGTGGTACAATACTTAAGAACGGCTGGGCGCAAGATTCTAGTAACAAGTGGTTCTGGCTTGGCTCAGACGGTAAGATGGTAACAAGCAAATGGATTTTATCTAATAAAGAATGGTACTATTTAGGCAAAAATGGTGCGATGGTTGCTAACGGTTGGGCAAAAGATTCCAAAGGTTGGTACTATCTTGGTGCAAACGGAAAAATGCTTAAATCTCAATGGGTAAAGTCAAGTGGTAAATGGTATTATCTTAAGAAAGATGGCTTAATGGCTGAAAATGAATGGGTATACTATAATAAAGCTTGGTACTATTTACTGTCTGATGGAGCAATGGCTGAAAAGCAATGGTTAAAGTGGAAAGATAATTGGTATTACTTAAAAGCTGGTGGTGCCATGGTAACTGGAACCTATACAGTTGATGGAAAGACTTATAACTTTGATAAGTCAGGAAAATGGATTGAAAAATAAATAAA